TGTATATCGGCTTGTCCAGTCCGCGCGAGCAGCTCCATTTCTTCTCGTCTGCCATTTTAGATGCGTTTTTCACGATGTAACGGGCAAGATCTGTGTGATCCTTCCTCCCGTCGAGTATCGTGTAGCTTATCTCCTCCTGTGGCCAGTAGCGGCACAGCAGCTCGTATGCGGCTCTGTCCATGACAAGGTGATGATGCAGCCTTACTCTGTCTCCCGTCTTTGAAGAGGTGTCGGATGTGCAGCAAATGTATCTGAGCTTTTTGCCGGTTGCTTTCTTGTATGCTCTCCCCAGATTGCGTATGAATTTCGAAGCTTCCTTTTTTGCCTCTTCCTTTGTGCCGGGAAGGCGAGCATCCGAGTATTTCAGCGTAAGCCAGAGATCTCCCGCTCCGAAGTTTGCGTTTATGATCCTTGCAAGGCGCTGCACTGCCGCCTTTTCGTTCTGCATTATTTTCTTGAGGCTGCTTGCGCCTGCTTTTCTCGGTGCACGTCTACGGCCGGGCTGCGCTCCGACTGCCATACGGCACCGTCTTATCTCTATCACCGGGCCGGATATTATTCTGTATTCCACAAGTCTCACCATGTCTTTCGTCCTTTGTCGTAAACTTAGGCGTTAAAAAGTCCAATCAGAATAGTATGTAATCTCCCTTCTTATCGCTGCCGGGGCGATTGGTTTAAGAGAAAATATATAAGGAAGGAAGAAGAGAGGTAAGAGAGGTTTTGTTCTTCCCCGGCAGCGTCCGCCTTTGTCCTGCGCATCCCCGGCGGAACGGAATGCGCCCTGAGCCATCGGCTCAGATACGGCCGATGCGTAATCGGCCATATCTCAACCGGCGAGCTGATTTCTCAGCTCGCTTTTTTCTTCTTTTTTGCCGCTGTTCTTTTCCGCTTTGCGGCCGATATCATTTTCGAAGCCGTCTCGCGGTCAAGTCCCTGCATGGCAAGCCGCTGCTCAATCGTGCCGCCGAAGCATGCGCTCGTGTATTCGCCGTAGGTCATGCCGAGTGCCCTTGCTTCCAGTGCCACCTCGGCCAGATCCTTGCCGCCGAGGTCAAACAGTTGCCCCGTGCGGCGCGGCCGCGTATAGTGCCGCTTTACCTCCTCTGCCTGCGGCTTCTTGTTCGGCGTGTATCTGTACCGCCCGGCGTTGGCCGCCTCCATTCTCTCCCTGGCGCGCTTCTTCGCACATGCCGGGCAGTATTTGCGGTTGCGCCCTCCCGGGGTCAGGCCGCCGCAGGCCTCGCAGCTGATCATTGGCGCGTCAAGGGGAGTCGCGGCTCTTTGACGCTCTTCCCGCTTTTTTCGTGCGGTCTCGCGCTTATACTCGCGCTCTCGCTCGGCGCGGCAGCGCGGGCAATATATCTGCCGAGATGAGTTTCGGACCGCGGGCTTGCCGCAGTAAAGGCAGTTGA